AACAAGCAGCAATAGGTGCACAACAAGCATCATTGGGTGGTCAGTTAGCTGGTCTAGGTGCAGCACAGGCTGGTCTAGGACAACAATATGGTCGGATTGGTCAGGGTATTGCTGGACTAGGACAACAAGGACAAAGCCAACTAGGTACACAGATAGGATTACTAAATCAACTAGGTCAACAAGGACAGGCTACCCAACAAGCAGCACTATCAAGACAATTTGCTGGAGCACAACAACTCGCTGGAGAACCATTACAAAGATTGCTCACAGGTCAACAGTTACTGGCTGGATCACCGATGGGTGGCATATCTGGCGGAACTGGTGGAAGTGCTTATCAGCCTCAATCTTATCAAGAGCCAAGTTCTTTCTCTAAAGCAGCAGGTGCTATAGGTACTATTGGAACACTTGTTGGAATGTTTAGTGATACTGATTTAAAAACTAACATTAAAAAGGTTGGTGAATTAGATCCTGGTATTGGTTGGTACACATGGGATTGGAACGACAAAGCTAAAGAGTTAGGTGCAGAAAGTGAGCCAGCTGAAGGTGTACTAGCTCAAGAATTATTAGAAGTTAAACCAGATGCAGTAATAGTTAAAGATGGGTATTACGCTGTAGATTATTCTAAGGTGCTGTAATGAGTATTACATCAGGACTTGCCCCAATTAGAAACTACGCCAATGGCGGAGATATAAACACAAAAAGACAAAACATGTTAGCAAAGTTAGGCTTTCCTAGTGGAATGACTAATGAAGATTTAGATGCAGCAATAGCGGAAGAAGAAAGAATATCTAGTATTGCTAGTGGAGGTAATGCTCCAAAGACGGCAGAGGGATTTAAACAAGATTTTAAAGACTATGTTTTTGATCCCACAGATCCTGTTGATGTTTTAACAGCTCCTTTATATGCGTTAGGTCCCGCTGGAATTGCTGCAAACAGAGCTATAAAAACTGGACGAGTTGCAAACAAAGCATTCAAACCTAGTGGTATACAATCATTCTTATCTAAACCAGCGGTAAATGTAGGCATACCTACAGCAACTTTAGCTGGAGATGTTACTTATGATTTAGCTACAGACGAAGAATTTATGGGTGATATCAAAACCATAGCCGGTATTGAAGATGATGCACTGGATCAAGCTAACGAAGATCTTAAGAAAGTAAATGAAGAAGAACAAGAAATACCCGATCCAGATACAGAAGATACAGAAGATACAGAAGATACAGAAAAAGAAGAGAAAGGCATAGGAGCATTACAAGATCAGTTAGCTGTTTTCCAAGGCATGATGGATCCTGGAGAAATGACAGGAGGATATACAATTGCTAGTAGTGGCGTAGATACTCCAGAAATAAGAAGATACGCAGGAGGCGGTATAGCTAATCTAGATCCTGTAATGATGGCTAATGGCGGATCTCCTAGATCTAAATTATTTACAGAGGGTATTAAAAGATTAATAAAAAAAGTTACACCTAAAAAGAAAGATAAAGTAGAAGCTAAAAAGAAAAAGTCTGATACCAAAAAAGAAGAAACAGGCGTAACAAAAGATAAGAAAACTAAAACGCAAAAAGCTAAAGAAGAAGTGATTAGAGCTGTGCCTCCTGAAATTGCAACAGCAATAGGTGTTCCAATAGGAGCTTCTCTAAAGCTTAGTAAAGAAGCCCTTAAAAAAGCGGGTGGCGAAGGTGGCATAGGAAGAGGTGCTGCTAGAACAGGTATTTATGGAGGTTTAGGATTAGCCGCATACAATGCACTTACAGGTGATGATGAGACAAGTTCTACAGCAGCAGAAGTTAAACTTCCTCCTCCTCCAGAGCCAGAAGAATCAGATGCTTTAAAAGACATTCTTTATCAAAACAGTTTAGAAAGAGCAACAACAGCTGGCAGAACAGAGCCTTCATTTATGGATTACCTTGCATCTTTCCCCGGAAGCTACACTGAAAAAGTTGGTAAGGATCCTGAGTTTGCAAAACAAATGATGGCAGGATTTATGGCAATGATGAAACCAACAGAAGGTTTTGTACCTAGAAACGCATTGGTTGATTTTGGTGAAGCAGCATATGCGGAACAAGCTAGACAACAAGACGCTGTACCTGATCAGTTACAATTGATAAAAGAATTTGCAGAAAATCCAGAATTAGCAAAAGCATATAGAGATTTTCAAAGAAGTGCAGAACCTGTTGATTTAGTAACAGAACAACAAAATAGAGAGTTATTATTTAGAAATCTTCAAACTATGGTATTTGGAGAAAAGTTTGATGAAGATGATGACATACCAGTAGATATTAGAACTGGTCAACCAGCAGATCCTTTCAATGTTTACAATGAGTTTATTGCGTTAGGAGGAGACACAGCAGCTCTAACTAAAATTAAAGAAAACTACGCTCAACCATAAAAATGCCTTATGTAAAATTACCTGATGGCACAAACATATTTGTTGAAAGCAACGATCCACAGGAAATAGCAAAAAAAACATCAGAGGCTCAAAGAAGAAAAAATAAATCAAGAGGTTCTGATTCTGTTGTAGGAGACATAGGCCGAGGCATAGCTGCTGGCGTTGTATCTATACCTCAAGGACTTGCTACTATACCCACAACCGGTATAGATCTTCTGTTTGATACAGACGTAACAGATGACGTTAATGATTTCTTTGAATCTTTCAAACCAGATGTAGGTGGCACAGCTGGACAAACAGCACAACTTATAACTCAATTTGGTATACCGGGGATAGGTGTTGCTAGTGCGTTATCAAAACTAACCAAGCTACAACAGCTAGGTAGCATAGCTGCGGTAGATGCAGCAGTAGCTACTGATGATGTCGATACCTTTACAGACATGTTGTTTGATAAAGAAAGCGATGAAGAAAGATTAAGAACTTTACAGGGAAGAGATGCAGCCCTAGCAAGACTAACAGAAAGACTTCAAGTATTTGGAGAAACAGCAGCAGTAATGTATGCAGCTCCTGTAGCTGTGTCAGGTGCTGTCAAAGGTGTAGGTGCTGGTTTGGATTTAGCTGCTCCTTATATGTCAGCGTTAGCTAAAGCAACTGTAGGAGATGGATCTCAAGGCGTAGCAATGGCTGCCAAAGCAGATAAAAGTGCTGTTGATTACGTTAAAAAGTTTTTTAGATATGGTGGTAAATACGAACAAACGACAGCTAATAACAAGCTCATAGCAGATGTTATGCAAGCTAAGATGTTATACACAGCTAATCTTGTTAATCCTATTAATGATTCAATGAAAGGCATCAGGCAAACTATAGAGTCAGCAGCATCAAATGGTGGCAAGTTAAATGATGACGATGCTTTGAAACTTACTAAAGCTATAGCTAACTATCGTGCTCCATTGATAGCAGTAGAAAGAGAATTCCCTGATCTTACAGGTGCGGCAAAACAACAAAAAATGAAAGAGTATCAAAACGATGCTATGAAAACTGTCAAAAGTTTTGAAGGATCAGGTAATAAAATTGATTATGAAGCTTTGGGTATTTCTAAAGAAAATCAAATATCTAATGTTTTAGAAAGAAATCAAGGAGCATTTAAACAAGAACAACAATTGGTTTATGACTTTAGTGCTAAAGATCCAAGCGGTACAGTTTCTAAATTATTTATACCAGAACCATTAAGAAATGCTATTGGTGAAAATATTGGATTTTATGGAACAACTACTTACAGAGCCATATTAGATTCTAATTATAAAGTTCCAGATGATTTAAAGGAAGCAGCCATTAGACAAATACAGGAAAAGATACCGGGTCTTGAATCTAAAGTTGCTGCGGAAGATGCTTTTTTTAAATTAATAAATCCTGGTCAAGCTAAAGAAGCTTATCAAACTCCAGAAATGTTTGTGGACGGAATAACATTTGGAATGCTTCAAGGTAAAGATCTTAAAAATTTACCAGCAGTAAGAAAAGCTATGGGAGAAGTTACTGCGCTTGATTATTCTAAACCCGGTGATTGGAAAAAAGCATTGTTGGATGAGTCTGTCGCTGCTTCTGAAACTATGTCAAAGCTTGGTGCATTAGCTGGAAAGTCAAAAGCGTTTGAAGAAATAAGACTAATAAACGATACAGCAGAAGCAACAGGTAGAACATCGTTTTTAAAAACCACTGAAGAATTGTTTCCAGATGGAAATGCAATAAAAGATCCTGTTATTGATGGAGTTCAATACTTCAAGTTTGGAGAAGATGCAGGGTCACTAAAAGATACTTATGCACCAAAAGTTTTTCACGATGCTTTAGGAGAAACTGCAACACAATGGTTAAATAATATTCCAGCTCCATTACAAAAAACATACCAAGGGCTTTTAGGTTTAAAAGCTATTTCTCAATACGGTAAAACTATTCTTGGACCGACTGCTCAAATAAGAAACAATACTAGCGTACCGTTTATGGCTTTGATGAATGGCAATTTGGGACCGAGTGGTAACTTTGCAAAGAATTTTAAGTTAGCTTTTGCTGGTGTGTTTGATCCTAAAGGAAAAGCAAAACTTGCTGATCAAATAAAAGAAGCATCTGAATACAATTTGATGGTTGGTAGAGGAACTCAGTTACAAGAAATAGCTGACGTTGCTGCTTACTCAACTAATAACATGGATATTCTAGGGAGATTGAAAGCAAAACCAATAGGCGAAATCATGACTAGGTTGAAAGAGGGACCTCTTGGTATTGCAGAAAGAGCATACACAGGATCAGATAACGCTGCTAGGTTAATTAACTGGAGTGGAGAACAATCAAAACTTTCAAAAGTTATAGCCAATTCTACAGATGACACAGTGATTCCAATAACTGCTGGTAAAAATATGTCCGATCCAGATATTCAAAGGTTCATTAAACTAGATAACAATCAGCCTGTTGTTAATGTAGGTGAATTAAAAGCTGCTGGAGATGCAGTTGTAGATAAATTTATTAAAGGTGAAGCTGCTGACATAGCATTGAATGTGACACCTACTTATTCAAGAGTTCCAGAGATAGTAAAAGAATTAAAATATATTCCAGTCATAGGTAACTTTACAGCTTTTCCTGCTGAGATTATAAGAAATACAGTTAACACTATGTCTAGAGGTATAAAAGAACTTACGAGTAATAGTGCTGAATTACAGAAAGTAGGTGCTAGAAGAATAGCTGGCGGTATGACAGCTACTGTTGGTATACCTGCTGGTTTGACAGCTACAGCATTATCTTTAACCGGGGCTGAACAAGAACAAGTAGATGCTTACAAAAGATCCTTTGCTGCCCCTTGGGAAAAAACAGCTACATTAATTCCTACTGGCACTGATTCTGCTGGCAATATCACAGGCTTTTATAATTTTAGTTACACCAATCCATATGATTTCTTACAACGGCCTGTTAAAGCTATATTTAATGCTGTTGCTGAAGGTGAAAGAAACGAAGCAAACTTAATGAGAATACTCAGTGACTCATCTTTTGGAATGGTTGGTGAAATAATTGATCCTTTTGTGTCTCCAAGTTTAGGAGCAGCATCTGTTTATGAAGCAACTGTAGGTAAGACAGCCACTGGTAGACTTATTTATAATGAATCAGATCCACTTGGAGAAAAGGTTGCCAAAGGTATGCTTCATTCTTTTAATGCAGTAGCTCCAACCCTTACGCCTGTAACGTTTGAGACTGACGCAGATGGTGTGCAAATTGTGCCTAAAGATTTTATTACATCAGTTGCTTCATTAGGCACAGGAACAAAAGGCGTTATAAGCCCTAAAGGTAAACCAATTGATGTTGCAGAAACATTGGTATCTGCTTTTTCTGGAATAAAAGTAACTAAACCACAAATTGATAGATCTCTTTACTATAAAGCGGCTGAAGCTAAACGAGCAATTAGAGAAACAACCAACGAATACAACAGGCTTTTAAGATCAAGCAACAAAAGAGAAGCAGATGAATTTATTCAAGGTTACATCAACACTAATGAAGCTAGATATAGTTCTTTAAGAACTTTATATACAGCGATTGAAGATGCCAGAAAGCTTGGCTTAAAAACTTATGAGATAGATGAACAGTTAAAAGTAGCTAGAGTAGCTAATAGAGATATGGTGATGGCAGGGATATTTAAGCCAATAGAAGTCAGTGATGATGTTCTTAGACTTGCTGTACAAGAAACTGAAAGAAAAGCTGCTCAACCAGTCCCTATTGGAGATTTAATTTCTACTCAAGTAGATTTAACTGGACAAAGTTTAACAGGAAAATTTAGAGATCCTAGGGTACAATCTACAGCTAGAGCATCAGAAGTTCTGAGGCAAGAAGAAATAGATAAGATCCTTACTGGATCAACCTAAATTTGAAAATAGATTTACCTTTAGAGATATATTACTCTAAGAAAAAAAAGTTCATCCTTAATCTTAACAACTACCGCAACGCTCATTACCGGGTGTTGTCCACAGCTAAGAAGCTTTACTCAGATGAACTCGTACCTAGACTAGAGGGCTTTGATAGTTTCTCTGAGCCAGTTACTTTGACCTACACCTACTATGCTAGAAGCAACAGAAGACTAGATATAAGTAACCCTTGTTCCATCATAGATAAGTTTGCGTGTGATGCTTTGGTTAAGGCTGAGATCCTGGAAGACGACAGCTTCAATCAGATCAAACAGGTAGTGTATATATTTGGTGGTGTGGATAAGGACAATCCAAGGTGCGAGCTGGAGATAACTAAAACGGAACTCCCGTCTCAACCCAAGGCTTAATCTTTACTATCGTTCCTTGTAAAGATTTCTTAATCCAATCAGCTTTCTCTAGTATATCCATAGGAAACCCGGAGTTAACAACTTGAATTAGTTCTTCACTAGAATAAAAACTATTCTCATCAGAATGTTTATTAGCTGGAACGTTAAGAAATCTAAAGCCGTCTTTCTCATACAAAACCATATTTTCATCTTTCTCTATAAGCGTAGCTGGTATTAGTTCTGGAATGTAGTTGTGTCGATTGCATCCTTTGGTTTGACGATCAGTGTTGATCTTCTTGTCATGTTGAGTGCAATGCCAATGAGCATCTCCCTTTTCTATATCTACTTTTGCGAACCGACACGAGCGACAATGGATCTTCGCTGGTAGTGCTCTGCCCAAATAAGAAGCTTGTTGAGCCGGAGTCATATAACTGCGAATGCGATAGTCAGTTTCAGGTATGTAGTTCTCTGGTGGTGACTCAGATAGCAAAACGTTCTTAGCCTTATCCATTAACGTATCAAATAGATCCCTATCAAACTCTACAATCTCAGTATATAAGTCTGAGTTGTTCTTGTTGTAGACAATAGCTATAGCGTGTTTGAACTTAAACAAACCCATGTATAAATGTAACTGAGCAGCGTATTCGTCAGACCACTCGCAGTAACTTCCTAGCTTTTTTAGATTGTTAAAGCGATTGTCGTTAGCTGTCTTGAACTCTAATAGATATGGATTCTCTTGATCTAATCCCGGAAGGTTACTTGCAACACCGTCTATATGGCCTTTAACGTGCCCTCCTAGGGCTTTTGTTTCAAACTGCTTGCCATGCTTATCTACGTCATAGATCTTCGCACCAGGTATCTTTCTAAGCTTCTTAATAAGGTCATCCTCTACAACGTTACCTAGATCCAATAGACGCAACACTCTAGGCTCCCAATCATCTGGCATCAACCAACGGTAACGCATCCAGACCAAACGCTGGTTAGGATTACCAATCCCACTGATACCTAAGTAAAACCTTTGGTGTCTCTCCTCGTCTAGTTCAACCTGATCTAGTAAGTCATGAACGATTGTCATAGTTTTATTCTCTCATTCTTTTTGTTTCTAATACCAATGACATTCTCATACTGACCTTGCTTTTGAATAGCTATCTCAGATATAGAATCAAAGGCTCCATTGTTTATTAATTCAGCAGCCATCCATGCTTGTTTAGGAGATCCCCATTCATTGGTAATCTTCTTCCATTTACGCACGGCCATGTGGTGTGCGGTGGGGAGTCCAACCCTAAGGGGCATCTTCTTAGGAAAGAACTCATTGCCTACTGTAAAGATCACCTGACAGTATTCACTGCCGTTCTTAGACTTAGTTACTTTAGCAAATATATCTGTTACAGGTTTGAATACAGGCTTAGACTTAGCCCTCTCATCTGAAAGTACAGCTTGCTTCTCTGCTTTAGTTCTTCTGGCTACCTCTCTTTCTTTCTTAGTCCACAAAGACTTAGTTTGTTTTGCCTCAAAGACTTGTCCGCATTCAATACATTCTTTAGCTGATGGTGAGTTGATCGTATTACAAGATGCACATATCTTAGGATGATATCTGTTTTCAGTAGCTCCGGGCGATACTTCATCCAAGCATCCATGTCTAGCAACGTTCTCTCCGTAGTCCAAAAGCAAGCAGTTGTTCTTATCTTCGTGGATCCTCATCCCTCTACCGCACATCTGCACGTACAGTCCTACGCTTTGTGTTGGTCTAAGTAATGCTATGCAGTCTGTCCTGGGGGCATCCCATCCTTCTGTCAGGACACCAACGTTACAAAGCGCATGAATCTTGCCAGACTCAAAGTCAGCAAGCGTTTGACTACGTTCTTTGTTGGGTGTCTCCCCGGTAATAACAGCAGAGCTAATACCATACTGCTTTAGATACTGTGTCATCTTCTCAGCGTGTAAGACTGATACACAAAAGAATACTGTTGCTGTTCTGCCTTTAGTGTAAGCGTTATCAATCCAATCACTTACAACTTCTATTATGGTTTCATCTACCATAGCCACTTCTTCTAGTTCTTTCTCCCTGAAGTCTCCATTCTTAAACTTCAAGCTGACAGATCCAGCATCAATAATAGCCTTGTCGTTCACAGCATAGGCAGAGAGCCTACATAAATAGCCCTCTCTGATCAATTCTGGGATAGATACACTGTAGGCTAGACCTCTGAAGAAATGATCCTTACGCTTGCCGTATATGTATCCTTGACCCATTCTGTATGGCGTTGCAGTACAACCCATAACTTTCATGTCTCCACGATCAGATAACTCAGCAATAATCTTTTGATACCTGGTGTGTGATGTAGGCGGTACGTTGTGTGCCTCATCTATAATCATGTAGTCAAACTTGCCAACCTTGGCTAGTCTTTTGGGTGAAGCCAATGTATCTCTACTAGCTATCAATATCTGTGCATCATGCTCAAAACGTTTCATTCCAGCTGCTAACACTCCCACCGGGGCATCAGGCCATACAGACTTAAGTTTTTTCTCTGCTTGGTCTACTAGCTCTTTTCTGTGTGCAAGAACAACAAACCTAGCTCCAGAATCTTTAGCCAACACTTCTTTAATGAAGTGAGAGAAGATAATCGTCTTCCCAGCTGCGGTGGGTAATGCAATTAAAGCATGTTCGTTGGCTGGTTTGGTTTCAAACCAATGGTGTAGGGAGTTGATTGCATCCCTTTGGTAGTATCTTAATTGCATTAATGTATAGATCCATTCTGCACTTCATAGAAGTCAAACATCCTTTCTACTATGTCTGGATCTATCTCACCGCTTTCTAGCTTTGTAAGTAGTATCCCGGATATAGTACTCAAAGCATCCTGTGTATTGAATGAATGTTTGAAGACTAACTCAAGGGCAAACTGCAATAGAACCACGAGCATGGTTTGTATATCCAGATCAAGTGATTCCCACTTCTCTATGTTTTTATTTAGATCCAACATAACTTGGTCTAATGTTTCTTTGTCAAATTGATTTTCCATGTATTAAACTATATCTTATATGAGGCGAGAAGTAGCTAAAGTATTACTCAGGTCTTTGAGAGCATTAGCTACTGCTCGGTATTTCATCACAAAGTCCCTCTCTCTCCTGACCTGTATACGCAACTCTGCGATGAAATTCTTTTACTTGTCCCAATCAAACCCATCATCGTCATCGTCATCAGTAGATGCGACAGCTTCGACAGGTGCTTCCGGGACAGGTGCTGCTTCTTGAGGTGCTGGTGTAGGCGCACCCTTGTCATTGAACTTAGCGATAACGTTCTTGTCATCCCACTTAGTACCGTCACCTTTATCTCCACCAACCTCTACTTTGAGGGTGGCATCAAAAGGAACGTTCATCATTGACTCAAGAGCTTCAAGGTTAAAGTTCTCTACATCAGGATCCAAGCCCATAGCTTTTCTCCAATTACGTATCTTGCTTTTAGATACGTTCAAGCCATTACCTTCAAGCATAAAGTTTTCCCAAACTTTTCTGCCAGCATACTGAGGACCTACAACTTCAAAAGTTATATTGATCATCTTATGGTTGTTGGCCTTACTCTTCTTAGATTCCCAAGTTGTACCAACCATTTCATAATCACCGGCTGGCATGGGACCTATTGAACTTACATCAAGTTCTTCTACATCAGTTAAATTAATTTCAAAATCACTCATTTTTTTACTCCTGTTTTAGATTTTAAAGATTCTTTCAAAGCAGTCATGAAAGCACTCCACTCTAGTTCTAAAGGGGTACTCCCCAAATCAACTCTAGACTTAGCGTCAAACGAGGCTGCATATTTATGAAACAACTTACGCTTGCCGTAAGACACACCTCTCGTTGTTTCTTTAAAGCCCTGTCCACTTGTACGAGTTGTTACTTCGTAGTTTGCAAACAGATTAAAATCCACCCATTCTTTTATCATTGCTGATACCTTCTTGTGTAGATTCAATTCCCAACGATCATAAGGTTCTCTCTCAGGATCGTTAAAAGTTCTTATGGATACATGCGATAACAAGATGACATTCATCTTTCTTTTCGCTCCCAGGTCATCGAACATATGTAGCAATGCACGGTATAGTTCAGATGCTTCTGTGTATCCTTTACCAAAACCTAGAGCTTCAATTGATTTGACTGAATGATTCTGACACACCTTTTGATGTATCAGTTTCTCAGCCCAATCTGTGGTATCAAAGACTAGGGTCTTGTAATCGTGTTCTTCATGCAACAATGTATTAACTTGTTTCAATACATCATCGTATGTTTGACATAAGGGAAAAGATGGTACGTCAATAAAGTTTGTTCCATCTTCTGTCTTAATAAATATTGGTCTGGGTGCTTGTGAAGCAAAGGTACTTTTACCTATGCCGTTAGTCCCGGACACATTGATCTTTAATGTAGGCACTTTAATTCCTGTCTCTACTGTATCTAATAAACTCATTTCTTATCTCCCTTCAATGGATCTATAAAAGATATGTAAGGTCTTTCATTGATCTTGGTTTGTAATCCCTCTTGTATCTTGTCGAATACATCTTGATTGTCTTCTGCAATCTTTTTAGACATGGCCGTGTCTTCAACGAACTGTGTCTTGAATGGGAATAGATTCTTGGGGATGTCTTTCTTAACTTTAGATAGGAACTCTTGGTCCCAGGATCTAGTGATCTTGTATTGCAACCTGATGTCCAATGGAATTAAATTATCCAAAGGGACTCTGGTAGATCCACCGGTATTAGAAAGTTTCTTAATATGCTTTTGTATCTCAGGACGAGAAGCAATTTCGTTGTCTAGCTCTGCACTAGCTTTTTTTAGATCAGCTTGCATTGTTAAATTCTTTTTCTTTTCTTTTAACAAATCTGCAAGGCAGAGTTCACTTATATTTTTCTTTTTCATTATCAGTCTCCAAACTTTTAATACCCTTATCTTAGTCACATAAAATTCTATGTCAAGTAAATACTTTACATTTAGTAAATAAGGATTTATAGTTGCAATCAGACACGTTCCTTAAATTCACACCGTCACCCCGTGAGCGAGGGAGCGTGTCGCCAGATTAAGAATAGGAGAGACATGAATTTAAAAAACTACATTGAGAAGAGGGGCGAAGAAACTCTAGCCAAGGAACTTGGTGTATCAGTAGATACAATAAGATCCTGGAGATACGGCAGTAGACAACCTTCAGTAAACCAAGCAAAGAAAATTATCAAGTTAACCGGGCATGCCTTAGATTGGGAAGGCATATACGGACCAGTAGAGGGATAACATGTCTCTCGATTTACAATTCAATCTTGTTGGAGACGAGATCGATGATAAGTCACGCAAAGATATGTTGGTTTCATATTATGAAAACAACTTTCATCTCATACCTTGTGGCTCACGCGAAGACGTAATACCAGATTACTTCAAAGCAAGACATCCTAATGAAGAAGAAGATGTCTTAATCAAGCGTTGGTCAAAGACACCAAGAGTCAAATGGTCTGACTACATCACCAACCAGCCAAGTAAAAAAGATATAGGCAATTGGTACAAACAGTTTCCCAAATGTAATTGGGCGGTGGTAACCGGTATCACCTTTGTTGTATTGGATGCAGACTCACAAGAGGCTTGTGACTTCGTAGAGTCAGGTGAGATCACAAGAACTACACTCAAACAAAAGACTCCTCGCGGTGGCTATCATTACTTCTACGCAATCAATCCCAACCTTACTATACGAAACACAACAGGCAGACTAGATATCAGAGGAG